CAACAATATGGTCAGCAACAACAATACCAGCAACCAAACCAACAGCAAGGACAGCAACAATATGGACAACCGCAACAACAGGCTCCACAAAATAATCAAGCACCTGCTCAAAATGCTCAAGCTCAATACAATCAACCTCAGCAAAACCAGCAGCGGTATCAACAACCAAACCAGCAGCAACCTCAGTACAATCCACAAGCAAACCAGCAAAATCCACAACAACGGCAAGGTGGTGGTCAAGCAGGACAAGCACCAAATCCAGAGATGCAGGGACAGTCTAACCAGAACGGACCACAGCAAGGACAGCTACCAGGTAACAATGGACAACATCCACAACAGCAAATAAATGAGGACGAAATCCCTTTCTAGGGGTTTTTTGTCCAAAGGAGATATAATGGCACTTAAAGAAATTAAAATAGTATTTAAAAATGAAGAAGATGTATCAGTGGAGTTTGAAAAATGTGGAGTTTCAGAATTACTGAGAGGAGCTTTTCTTATGGTTGATGTATTATCACAACATACTGGAATGAGTAAAGAAAAGACAGCTCTGAAAATTGCTGAATATTTTAAAGATGGTTTAGATGAGCAAAAGTAAACTCAGAGCTAAAAGACTCAAGAGAAAAAAGAATAAGGAAATCAAAAATGAAAAGTAGAATGTCAATGATGGTTGCAGGACTAGTAGCTTCAATAGGTGGTACAATGATGCCGACACAAAACAGAGATTACAATTCGAGACAAATGAGAGTGTTATCATACAAAACTGGTAGAAGACCTTTCACTAGAGGTAAAAGAAGCAAGTCACTCAAAGTGAGAGCTAATCGTGGAAAAGCTAAAGCAAGAGCGAAAAAAAGATGATGATTAAAATTATCCAAATAGGTTCAAGAGTTGAAGTTAACAACGAATTTGAAGGGATAATTATGTCCGCAAGTATTAGAAAAAAAAGTGTAGTTTATGAGGTCCAAAAAACACACGAAGATGGGATTACTACAATATGGGCTAATGACTGGGAAATCACTTCAAAAATAAAAGAAGCTACAATTGTTGCTGAACTGTTTAAGACAGAAGAAAAAGAAACCATTAAAAAAAATAGATATTTCTAAATGGAGAAAAAATGAAACTAAAAGTTAAATATCTCCCTCTTGGAGATTTGGAAGAGTATACAGGAAATGCAAAGATACATACTCCAGAGCAGATACAGCAAATAGCCGACTCAATAAAAGAGTTCGGTTTTAATGATCCAATCGGTATAGATGAAGATGGAACTATTGTGGAAGGTCATGGACGATATCTAGCTGCAACACTTCTTAAGATGAAAGAAGTTCCAACGATATCACTGGCCCACATGAATGGACCACAGCAAAAGGCTTATATCCTAGCACACAACCAGCTCACACTATCTACTGGCTTTGATATGGACATGCTGGAATCAGAGATAGCATCTATCATGGAGCAAGACGAAACACTGGTCCAATTGATGGGTTTCTCAGAAGAAGAACTCTGTGCAATAACAGAGGGAGTAGATGAAGAAGTCGAAATTGAAGGCGAAACGGATGAAGAAGAAACTCCAGAAGTAGAATCTAATCCAGTCATTCAGTTTGGAGACTTGATAGAGTTTGCAAATGGTAGTCGTTTGATTTGTGGAGATAGCACAGATGCCGAAACATACAATAAGTTAATGCAAGGCGATAAAGCTAGAATGGTTAATACAGATCCACCATACGGAGTAAGCTATCAGAGTGATAAATTTAATGATATTGTAAATGATGATTTAACAGGCGATACATTAAAAGACTTCTTGATTATGTGTTTTAGACAATTACATAAGCACACGATAGAGAATCCAGCATTGTATGTATTCCATGCAAGTATCACTCAGAGAGAATTTGAAGATGCACTAGATAAAACTGGCTTTAGAGTTAAGCAGCAAATCATCTGGAAGAAGAATCAGTTCGCATTTGGTAGAAGTGACTATCACTGGATACATGAGCCTTGTTTCTATGCAGTAAAGACAGAAAAGAATTCACAGTGGTTCGGAGATAGATGCGGAACTACATATAATCGAGAAGACCTAGAAGATATGGATAGAAACGAATTGATAGAGTTAATCCAAAAAATCCAAGAGACGAGTACTGTATGGGAAATCTCAAGAGACTCAACAGCTTCATATGTTCATCCAACACAAAAGCCAGTAGCACTTGCAGAGAGAGCAATTCGAAACAGTTCAGAGAAGGATGATATAGTGCTAGAACCATTCAGTGGAAGTGGTTCAACATTAATCGGTGGTTTTAAATCAGGTAGAAGAGTATACGCAATTGAATTCGATACAGGCTATGTTCAAGTAGGAATCCAGAGAATGGTAGAATTCAGCGGAGAAGAGATGATATCGATTAATGGTAAAATGGTTAATTGGTACGAGTATAAGAAGGAACGATAATGTTATTTATAATATGGAAAATAATAGTAGGGATAGTTTTATTCGCATTTAGTGTGATTTTAGCTGAAAATATAAAATATTCATACATTGATACACCAAACGGAAAGTTCAATATAGCTATTGGAATATTTTTTATTTACTTATGGTACGAATATGTTACGCGGTGGATATAAAAATGCAAACTAAAAAGCACTCACATTTTGAAGTGGTAACAAATCAAGCTGTAGGATTAATTTTAGGATGGCTTATAGTCTATTTTATATTCCCTTTTATGGGAATGGAATCGACAGCAACAACTGCGACTGCTTCGTCAGTAATATTTTTTATATCTAGTTACTTAAGGAGCTATGTAATCCGAAGAGTTTTCAATAGGTTGACATATGGCAAAATTAACTGATAGACAAAAAGAAAATATCCTTGCAAAGTGGTCAACTGGAAGCTATTCAAAATCAGAACTTGCAAGGGCATATAAAGTAACCGAAACTACTATCAGAAGAGTCGTAGACAAAACTCCACCAAAGCATGAAAAATTGGTAGCTAAAGCAGTAGAGGTGGAAGTGGAAAAAAGTCGATTAAATGTCGAAGAAAAGAAGGCTATCGAAAGAGCAGTAAAAGAGAAGACTGCAGAAGAAAGAATGAGAGATGTAGTTCTCGATAATTCTTTGAAGATATCAGTGCATACAACAACAGCATCAATGAAGAAACTTCAAGAGAATGCAACATCAAAAAACAAGATAGAGACCGGAGAATTGATAGAACACCAGAGACTAGCAAAACTTGCAAAAGAGACTGTAATAGTTAAGGAAGATAAACCAACACTGGTAGAGAACCACTTAAATATGCAGCAAATGGTCCTCAGTCAAGAAGAGACAAACGTAGAGATAACAGTGAACGACCTCGAGAGCGATGCATTGTTAAAACTGTTTAAGGACAGAAACCTTCCACAATGACAAAAGAACATAAAAAGCAATTAAGGGAAATTATCTCAAGCACCGACTGGATAAAGACAGAGCAGGACATAGACATCTATGAACGAGCATGGCAACTTCTATCTAGGGTGGACTTTTTTATATTCAGAAGATATATACATGGCCAAAGATTAAAGTACGGATGGTTTGTAAAATTGCTTAGTGAAGAGTTGCAGGAGTTCTATGCTTCATACTTAAGAGGTGAACATCCACAAATGATAATCGAGGTGCCACCACAACATGGTAAGAGTCAAGCGACTGTAGACTTCGTGGCCTGGATACTAGGACAAGATGCAGACCTTAGAACAATACTCGGTTCGTTTAGTGATAGATTAGGAAGACGAGCAAATAAAGCAATCCAAAGAATGATACGCACAAACAAATATGCTGCAGTGTTTCCAGAGACAAAGCTAGGAAATGGACGTGGAGAAGATAGGAAAGTATCGACATCAGATACATTCTTCGAAGTAGTGAATAGACTTGGAAGCTTTAGAAATACAACAGTCGGTGGAGCTATTACCGGAGAGAGCCTAGACATTGGAATCGTTGATGATCCAATCAAAGGTAGAAAAGAAGCGAACAGTGAGAATGTGCGAAACAGTGTGTGGGATTGGTTCACGGATGACTTCGGAACAAGATTCCAGGAACACTCAGCACTTCTTCTAGTTCTAACAAGATGGCACCTTGATGATTTAGCAGGAAGACTTGTAGAGTCTCCAGAAGGTAAAAATGTAAAGAGAATTAGATATCCAGCAATTGCAACAAAGGATGAGAAGTATAGAAAAGAGGGAGATGCACTATTCCCAGAGTTTAAGAGTAAAGCATTCCTACTGAGACAGAAGTCGAAGATGGCAGAATCATCATGGACCTCTTTATACCAACAAGATCCAATCATACAAGGTGGTAATTTGTTTAAATATGAATGGTGGAATTGGTGGGTTAATTTACCAAAGCTTAACTATAAATTCATAACAGTCGATACAGCTCAAAAGGTTAAGCAACAAAACGATTATACAGTTATGCAATGTTGGGGTGTAGCAAAAGACGAAACAACTGGACTGACAAATATATATTTATTAGATATGTTTAGAGGTAAGCTAGAAGCTCCAGCACTTAGAAAAAAAGCAAAAGAGTTCTATGCAAAGCACAAACACAAAGAGATAAGAGATATTAGATTGAGACACATGTATATAGAAGACAAGTCGAGTGGTTCATCATTAATACAAGATTTAAAACTAGATGGATATTCAATCAGAGCAGTTCAAAGAAGTATAGACAAAGTCTCAAGAGCGAATGATGCAACACCATATATCGAAGCAGGAAGAGTTTATCTTAATAAGAATGTGAAGAATATCAAAGAGTTAACAGCAGAGTCCCTGGCATTTCCAAATGGCTCACATGATGATACACTTGATCCACTTATGGATGCAATAGACATAGCTTTTATCGGAAACGGTTCGTCAGCAGTCGCAGCAATGATGGCTTAATAATTTATGTTATAATGTTCAAAATCAATCAATAAGGATTCGACATGGGAAATTTAAAAAGAGCAGATACAAAGCTAAACATTAATGCTGTACAGACAAATGATACATTCTATGCAAAATTTAAAAAGACCGGTAGTGATGATTTAAGTGGTATGGATTTTTTTCAAGTTTCATGTCATGGTATTTTAATAAGTTAACTGGAGTGTAGAAAATGGCTGAGACAGATGAATTAGAACAAGCTCACGATTTAGGACAAATCAAAGCTGAGGTCCATACACTTAACACATTAGTTAAAACTTTATTCAAAAAGTTTGATGATTATGTGGAAAAATCTCAGCCAAAGCCTATCGGACCTACTGGCTACATTGGAATAGCTGTATCAATATTAACTCTATTTGGATTATTGTTTGGTAGTGTTATTTATATAGCTAATTCAGCGAATGCTCCGATGGTTGCACAGATGGCACAAATAACTCAAGCTTTATCATCTATACAAAACACCACAGTTCAGAATGCAGGACAAACACAATTGTTAAATAAAGAATTATCAGGCATTGAGAAAAGTGTCGATAGCAATGAAGAAACTCTCAGATGGATTATATTCACTGAGAACTTACCCAAGCAAATAACTGAAACGCAAGGGCGGTTAAATACTTTAGAAATGCAAATGAATCGTTTAGTTAATGGAATTCATAAAAAAGGAAAATGACATGGTAGCACCTAAACCAAGACCAGCACTAAGACCGATATTACCAAAAAGCAAATAAGAAAAAAGGATTTAAAATGTGGGAAACAGTAAAAGAATTAATAGGAACAGCAGCACCAACACTCGGAACAGTTCTAGGTGGACCAGTGGGTGGAGTAGCAGGAAGTTTAATTGCATCAGCTCTAGGAGTTGAAGATAATCC